TCAATATTGGAGAAGCAATCATGCCTTTATGTATTACATAAGATATGCGTCCGTAATCCTTAGCGTAGAGTCTAAGCTGATTTGCCAAATAGACTGAATCCCCTTTGTTGTCAGAAAGGCGAGCGTCAATGTCAATTGCTCGCACGACAAATTTGGATTTAGCGTCGGGTATGTGGTCGCTTTTACCTGCTGATTGATGGCGCAAATCAGCAATCCACCCATCACTCCCACGAAGGCGACTTGGGTATGAATCATCTATTTGCTCTCTTAGCTTTGCAGCCGCCTTTGACAACCAAGGTTTCATTACAAACCTAAAGCGGTCAAATCCTCAACAGTTAAACCAAGGGCAGCAAGTTTCGCCTGTGCTGCTGCTTTAGCGGTTGCCTTTGCTTCGGCTTCGGCTTCTTTTGCTTCAAATTGGGCTTGGTCTATTTTATATTGAGCAAACTCAGCAGCGTTCATTTCTCTATCTATAACCTCATTTGTTTCTGCATTGTGTATTCTAATCATTGGTTTGCTCATTATTTCACTCCGTATAATGTATAAGTTCCTGCTGAAAAAGTTCCCGTATTAGGAGCAATCGTAATATCCGTTATTGCTGCCGTTGCTTCTACTGATGCAATTACAAAAGAAACTCTTCCTAAAGGTGAGGTCTGTTCCCCTTGAGCCATTGATTGAATAATTTTGTTTGTAGTTGTATCAGCATAATCGTAAATGTTAATTATTGCGGTGCTATCTGTGGCACTTGTTGATTGTCCTGAACCATAAAGTAAAACACCAGTCACCGCTTGCTCATAAAGCGAAGAAAGAGCTGCTCCGTCTGCGCCACTATATAAATACATTTGATTGTAATCAGTAATTGCATTGCAAGTAATTTTAAAATTAGTTCCTGTTGTAGAAGAAAAATCTCTCAACACTAATTGCAAATTGTTGTAAGTTCCCACAATTGTTGAAATAACAACAGATGAACCAGTCAAAGAACCGCTTGCAATAGAAGTCATTCCACCACCACCAGCAGCAGCAGCCCATTTTAATCCAGTTGCTTCAGCACTATCGGCAGTTAATAAATAGCCATTTGTTCCAGCGGTTAATTTGCTAAAAGTGTCTGCACCAGTTCCAACAATTAAATCACCCTTAGCGTCTATTGCTGTCGCCATTGAGTTAGTGATTGTTACTGTTCCTGAAGTGCCGCCACCGCTAATTCCTGTTCCAGCGGTTACTCCTTCAATGTCACCTGTTGCACCCGAAGCAACCCAAGCAGCACCATCATAATAAAAAAGACTGTTAGTGTCTTTAGTAAAAGCAAACTGCCCCTCAGCGGGTGCGGTGATTGCTGCGTCGCGAGCTGCGGTGCTAGCAAATACTAAAACACCTTGCATTAAATATCCGTTGACATCTGCCGCGGACAGCACATCTCCCGAATTGAAGGTTTTAAATCCTAATCCTGCTGCCATTTGTATTCTCCTTTAGTAGCTAAGTATATCGTCATTTAACAGTCCATAAGTTGAACTGGATAAAATTAGCCCATCAACAATGGGTTCTAAAGTGGTCAGAACCGTAGTCCAAGTTTGGGCAGTTATATTATGTGCAATTCCTTGAACTTGAAGGTTCTTGGTTATTGTTGAACTGTCGGGTTGGATATTAGTTATTTGAACATTGTCAAAATAATCTAAAGCCAATATGGTGGCTGTTGGAACAGCGGGGTCTGATAAATCAAGGGTCATTTCATCAATTCTAATGGTCGTGTCTGACCTTGTTGCCACATAGATTTTAGCCAAGTTAGCAACCTCAGCGTCCGTAGCCACAATGAGTTCGCTAGTAGAAAGCCCATGCGGGAAGTAGGTCGCAATACTGTCTGCGTCTTGATAAACCTGAGCTGTTCCGCCAATACGATTAAAAGAAACTGAGTTGATAATTAAAGAATCGTCAAAAGCAAATTTAAGATTGGCATAAGGAATACCACCGCTTTGATTAAAAGCAAGGGGAGTTCCCGCCGCACTTCCAATAGTTTCATGTCGGTTTTTAAATATTATGTCGCCTTCGGGTGAGCAAAATAAAGCCCCCTGTTCGCTAAACTCAGCGTTCTTTATAGCTTGTAAAGAGGTTCTTAAGGTTGCGGGGTCATTAACCGTAAGAGTGTTTCCTGTGTCTATATCCCGCATTTGAGTTGGGAAATTAACGGTGTCCAAAATCTTGTCAATGCGTGTGCCAGTATCTTGTCCAGCACTAGCACCTGTTACAGTTTCAATTGAAGCAAGGTTTAAAAGTCTAAAAGCGTCACTTGCACTAATGTCCACATAAGACATGTTCTCAGCTTGGTCATAACTGTATTTGTAATCTGTTGTATAGCCACTAAATAGATAATAAGAAACACCATTAACTGAAGCTGAAATTCTTAATTTTCTTAATGGTACTAATTCGCCAAAATAAGGTGAGCTACTGTTCTGGGGATTAAAGCTTGAATCAGGGTCATAGATTCTCACAATACAAGTGCCAGCCTCGTAAGTGTCGCGGTAAATATTTCTGCCACGCCTAATGTTTATGCTTCGGGTTTGTGCAGTTAAGTCAGCAACTAAAGCGGGTGTTGTTGACGCAGATAAAATGTTTGTGTCTAAGATTCCGTTTACTGGGTCTGATAAGGTAAAAGGAATTCCGAAGGTAGCACCCGACGAAAAATTTAAAGATACGCTTAAAGTTGCTGGAAGTGCCATTACTGAAACGCACCAAGTAATCTACCTACCGCGCTTGGTGAGCCTGATAGATTTGAGTTCAACAAACCATTTCTAATTTGCTGAACAAGGTCTGCGTCTGTGACTGTATTGCCAGCATTGTTAATAGTTATGTTTAGCGTTGGTGTTCTAACTCCAACCTCACTCATTACCCCAGTTATTGATTGGTACTCTTGCAATGAGGCAGGTGCGTTTGCTAAAACAGTTGCAGCATTTTGTTGAGTTAAAGGAACTTTTGCCGCTAATGCCTGTTCACTCTTTTTTCTAAATGGGTCAATCGCTGCCATAGCTGCTGCCAATTTTGCTAACTCATCAATTGCGTCTTGAATATATTGTGGGTAAGCCTCAAACGGATTCAAAGCTTTAGGCAATTTTGAAATTACTAAAGCAAGTCCAGTAGTCCGAGATTGTGATAATAAGAGTTCTTGAGAAAGTCTATCTGCTTCATCAACATTCTTTGTAAGCAATGCCAATTGCAGGTTAAGGCGTAATCTTTCCTCATCTGTAATGTTGCGCTGTAATGCAGCAATGATTTGGATATTGTCTATGTCAAATAATGTTTGCGCCCTTTTTAACTTTGCTGCGTCTTGTGCTGCTTTAAGTTCTTTTTTCTTTAGGTCTAAAGTGTCTTTAGCTAATTTAGCTGCCTTGGTAGCAGCCATTGAAGCAGGTGAACCATAGAGGTTTAAAGTATCTGTGAACCCTGCAACTTCAGCAATTGTTCTTTGTGCCTCAATTGCTTTATCAACCAGCATGTCTAAACTTTTTAAAACCAAACCTATTGTGACAACCATGCCCGCTGCCATAGCTGCTGCACCCAATGGGTTTAAAGCAAACATTGAAGCAATCGCGGCGGCTGCTGCCGAGGCTCTTAAAGCTTTGTAGGCTTTAGTCAGGGTTTGAATAGCGGTTATTACAGCTGCAATTCCAGCAACCAATTTGGTAGCGACAAATGTGGAAATCAATACAGCGGACATGGCTTTTAATAAACCAATGTTTTCACTTATGTATTTACCAATGTTCTCAAAAGTGACTCTTGCAGATTCTCCAAAACTAATAATTTTTGTCTGTAACTGCTCAATGTCAGTTGATGAACTAACTGCTAATAAAGCGTTGACTAATCCTTTACCAATGCTTTCTTTTGCTTGGTCTGTTGCAACCTTTATTCTTGCTAATTTGCCAGCAAATGTATCAGCACCCGCGGCGGCTGCACCTGAAGTGAGAATTCCAACCTCTTTGATAATCTTGGCAAAATCACCTGAAGCCAATGTTGTTTTACTTATACCTAGTCTTAATGCACCTAATGACTTAGTGTTTCCTAGATAGGCTTTACTTAAAGCGTTAGCCGCTTCCGTAACGCTTATACCTTGATTTGCTGCAATATTTAAAGCAAGGTTAGTTAGATTTTGTGCGCCACCTAGACTCTTAGTTGTCGCCAATAGTTGTTGATAGGCGGGCAATAATTGTTCATCAACGACGCCATATTGAAGTTTTAAAGAATTTAAAAAGGCAAGTGAATCATTTGTGGCAAAAGCAAACCCAATGTTTCTTAAAGAGTTTTTAAATATTTCTAATTGCTTTTCCTGTTGAGCAAATGCAGTAATGGCAGACTTAGCAAATGCCGTAACACCAACACCAATTAGGGCGCGTTTAACATTTCTGCCTAATCTATCAGCTGCGTTTTCCGCTGACTTAAAAGCCTTTTGACCTGTAAATTGGGCGGCAATATCAATTACTACACTCACTTTGACGCCTTTCTAAAGTATTGTTTTCTTGAAAATCTTGCATTGGCATTATCAATAGCTTTAAACACAGCGGCGTTTGCCTTGCCACCGTCCTCAGCCCAAGCGCGATAAATTACGCGTCCTTGCATGTAGCGACCTTTTTTAGTTGAACTCTCAATGTTGCCTTGGTATAACTTTCCAAATGCCTGAATAAATTCTTGACCCGCTTGAGGGTTATTTGAGTGGCTAATGTCGTGGTCATAAGGGTCACCTTTTCTACCAACCCAAGGTTGACCGTTAGGATTTTTTCTACCAGCTGTTTCATAAATTGCACCCGCTGGGTCTTTGTTAATAATAAAATACACAGCTCTAAATCCTCGTCTATTTGGTTTGCGAGGTACAGAACTGTATTCAATCTTTTTTGCTATTCTTGCTGCGTTAAATAACGGAAATTTTCTTAATCCACTTTCAAATTTTTCAGTTCGCTTACGATAACCCCAATTACTTAACGGGGCAGTATTTGGAACATAGCCCCTAGCCTTTTTAATAATTCCACCAAGGGCTAATTCAATTTCAACATCTAATTGATTTGCTAAGTCAGGGGTATAGTCTTTAAGAGCTTTCTTAAGCTCTATTAGGCCTTTTACCTCTACTGCCATTTTCCCTAGCCTTTGCGTCCTCATTAAGAACTGCCAATGTTGCTTTTAACAATGACCTGTCCATGTTAATAAACTCTGAGTGCGGAATCCCTGTTCGTATAGCTAGTGTTGCAACTAGCCAATGAAAAGAATCCCGCGTTAGCCATTTGGGGAGTCAGCGTCCAGAACCTGTACTTTAGAAAGAGTTTCCAAATACTTTTCCCCAAATGGCGGAACTGTTACACCTGAGCGTCGTTCAGCTTCCCAAGCAAGCCAATAAACATCACTCTGTTTTTCCTCGTCCCTGAATCTTTTGTGAAATCCAGTTTTCATTTGCAATTCAAAAGCGTATTCAATCGCGGGTGTCACATCATAATCAACAATGTCACCTGAAGCCTTGGTGATTTTTAGCTTTATCATTTTTCTCCTTTAGAAAGTACCTGTGGTTGCAACGGCAACTGTACCGCTTACAGACCATGTTACATCAATAACTGCTAAGTCAGCGACAGAACCGTTAATGTCGGTTAGTCCATTTACCAAGCAAGTAGCTGTGTATAATTTGTTGGTTGCTGAAACTGCTGCAACCTTATCTTGTAAAAACACGCAAGTTACATTTGTTCCATAAGCAGCCTGAAGGGTTGCAAGAACATTTGAAGTTGCGGTGTCATTGTAAAAACTGATAGTAATTGAACTGTCCTCTAATCCAGCGACTCTCTTAACTCCTGAATCGCCCATTGCGGTCACAGTTAATTCGTCAAAATTGCGGTTAATTGTTACTGCACTTACATGGTCAGAAAGGTCAACGGAATTTACCTTGACTCCGACCTTATTATTTAAGAACACAGCCATGGTTATTCCTCATCTTTCTTAGTGGTTGGTTTTGGCTTTTCTGTTTTTGCTACTTGCCCGACTTTTTCAAGCCAAGCTTTATCCTCGGAAGGAACATCATAAATATCGCTCATTTTTAACTCCAACTTGTCATTATGCTTAGGTTAAGTTCACATTGTAACATTTCAACACCGTTTAAAACTGAAGGTGCTGAAACGCTTCCAATACTAATTTGCAACGCCGTTGTCGCTGCCAGTTTATTAAATACACCAACAACCATGTCCTCAATGTTAATTAAGTTTCCTTGGTTGTCGTACATTGGGACAATCATAATAATTTTAAAATTTGCTTTAGGTGCAACAGTTCCGTAAGTATTGTTTGTTGGTTCTAACATTGGGTCGTCCCATTGGACTATTACGGAATATGCAATGGGAGTGGCAGGTGGAAAAGAAAAGACCTGCCACACCCCAGCGTTTTCCAACGCCGTCGCAAGGGTTGTTCTGAGAGTTGTAACGGCAACTGTCATTATCCAACCAAGCCTTTAGGTGATAAATGATTAGCTAATAAAGCTCTCACTCTTGCCAAAAGCGTGTTGCCCATTTTATACGGCGAAGGTTGGAAATCTGGAGAAACGCCCGCAGCGTTTGAACTATTTCTTGCTTGCCAAATATCAACTGCAATCATAAGGCTTGCTTCCCTGATTTCTGGAACCGTTGCGTAGTCTGTGCCATGAAATGTTCCCGTAACTACTCCATAAGGTCTTACTAAATGATTTGATTGATTTGCACCTGAAGCGACGGTGTAAGTAAATGTATAAACATCAGCTGTTATTATTGTGCGTGTTCCGTTATATACGCTTCCTGCTTCACTTATGACAACTGATTGACCCTCAACAAAGCCATGCGGTTCAACAGTTGTTATTTTTGCCGTTAAACTAGTTAATTCCGTTGCTGCAATGTAAGCTTTATTAAACCATAAATTTGTTTTAACAATGTTTTCCGCTGATTGTGTAACTTCCTCAATAACCGCATCAGTATATAAAGTGCCAATTCCAAGAACGCTGCGCAATTCTGCAACGGTGCAATATGTACTAGGCAATTGAGTTTCCTTTCTTAAAAGTTAAGGGGCGAAGGCTTCCAACGCCCCTTAACAGGTTATTCCTATTTAGGAAGTTTATGCAACTTTCCACAAGTATGAACCAGCTGCAACCTTAGTTGCAATTGCGCCATAACCATAGTAAGCAACTGAAATTTGTCCAGAGGCAATCACATTAGTTTCTAGGCGATACTTAGTTGACTCATACCAAGTGTATGAATCAGGATTGATTACAACAATTGTGTTGTCACCGATTCCTGAACCATCAGTTAACGCAGTTGAAACGCGTAGGTTTAATCCACCAATGTTACCGCGGATATTTGTAGGAGTTAGATTTCCTGAAGCGTTCTGAGGATTGATTGTTTGAGTGAACACAGCGCGGTTTGAACCGTCAACTAATCCCATCAATGCACCCCATTGTTCAGGTGATACAACCATGTTGGTTGCAAATCCAAGTGTTCCTTTGTAAATAGAAACAGCTGCGTCAGAAATAAAATCCTGAATATTTGCAGCGGACATTGTGCGGTTGCCACCATCTGTTCCACCATTGATTAAGGCTGTACCAACTGCAACATCTGTTGCCTTAGCATAAGCAAATTCCATTTGACGAACTAACTCTTGGAAAAATGCTGGAGAACTTCTATCGAGTAGCTCTACTGAAAATTGCTGTTGTCCAGCGTACTTCTTGACTGAAACCGTAGTGAACGCAACATTTTGGTCAGTATTTGATGGGGCTGCGCCTTCAGCTGTTTCTGCAACTGTTGGTGCTTGTGTTAGTTTTGGAATTTCAAAACTCATACCAGCGTCAGGCAATGCACCTGTTGAAATGCTATCAATAAACGGTCTGTCAGCATTTGAAAGCGGGTTGATTAACTCTGTTAATTGACGAGTAGGAATTAAACCTGCGTTGTCAGTTGTGTCAGCGGCAGCGCGTAGGTACTCGCGTGCTGAATCATCATTTAGATATTGTGCGCGTAATGAATTCTCTAGGAATTTTTCCTTTGTGAACTCAAGACGAGGACGAGTGTAAATTGGTGCTGCAATTGTTGGGCGAGAAGCTTCAACCGCTGGGGTTTCTACTACCTCGGTCGCAACAGTTTCAGTAGTTGTGTTTTCCACAATTTCCTCTATTTCTGTTTTGGTTTCGGTTGAAACTGCCTCTGTATTTTCAGACGCAGCAACGCTAGTTACTTCGGCAGATTTAAATGCTGCCGCTTGTACCAGCGAAACTTCCATTAAGCGTGCCGCGCTTACGCGATACACTCCGTTACTGTTCTTTCCTTTAATAACTTCAACTCCAACGCTTAAACCTGAACGCAGGTTTTCACTTGCTTCAATTAGGCTGTCTGTTCCGCGAGTTGTATTTGAAACTTTAAATTCTGCATAAATGCCGCTTGAATCCTCGGTTACATTTTTCATGCGACCAATTGGCTTTTTTGGGTCATGCTCTAAAAGCAATTTAACATTCTTAGGGTCGTCAATCGCAATTGAACCTTCCTCAAAAATTACTTTTCCAACTGAGGTGTTCCCAATTTCATTGCCATAAGGGGCAATCTTTCCAGCAATTATTCTGCGAGATTCTGAAGCCTCTAAATCTGCACTAAAGTTAATTATTTCCATTTGGGCTTAATTCTTCCATTTCTCTAGCTTGTTCAACGGTTATTAGGTCAAGTGCTAACATCTTTTCAATTACTGCTAAACGCTCTAATGGGTTTGCTCGTAAAAATCCTGAGTCTATGTCAAACGCTACAAATTGTGTTGATGGTGTTATGTCGTCTAAACTTAAACGATTTTCTACTGCGGAAATGTAAGGTTGTAAAGATAGCGCAACAAATTGACGCCTCTCGTCTTGGACATTTGCATAGGTCATAGAATTGTTGCCAGTATCGGCTGAAATATAATAAGCAGGAACATTGCACAATCTTGCAACTTGAGTTGCCATATTTTGCAAACCGTCCACATAAAGCATGTCTTTAGGTGAAAATGCCGTTGGTTGGTATTCAAGACTTGAAGTTAAATAAGCAGTTGACCTGTTAGCTCTTGCAGAACGCCATGCAGCTAATAATCCAGCAACTTCTTTTTCTCCCAAGTCAGCACCGTTATTTTTAAGCACGCCCGCGGGTTGTGGCGTGGCTGAAGCAACACTAACTGCTTTTTCTAAATCAATTGCTGCTCTTAATGTTCTAGCACCTGAAATAAGAATTCCGTCAATTGGTGACTGTACGGTGATGAGTGAGCCAATTCCTGCCATTGGTCTTTCAATTCCGTCCACGCTGTAAAAATCTACGAAAGTGTTATTTTTATTTAATTGAACTGTAACTCTAGTGTTATTAACAAAATCAAAACGCGCTGGACGATTATCGTCCTGATAAACCTCAGTTACCTCTAAATAACCAACGCCATAGAAAAATAATGCGTCAACTAAGGCGGTAACAATAATGCTGTTAGGTGCTGACTTAGATAATTGATTAACCCAAGGTAAATTTGGCAATTCCTCTTTAGTTGCTTTTGAATAAGTTTCTAGATTCATCACGCCAATTGTTGTTGCAATTAAATTGCGGCAGCGCATGACGCTGGGAACGGAAATCGCTTCAGTTCTACTTACAGTTTGAAACGGTGTGAACTGAGAATAAAAATTAAATGGGTCTGTTATTACAGGCGGTGCAAGTTGAGCCTGAATTTGTGGTTTTGGTGAAAGTCCTACTAAATCGCGGAAAAATCCCATTAGAGAATTATATCAGACAAATCAGACAAAAATCTGAGGAATTGAAATTGGTTTTGAAAATAGGTGAACCAACATTGCTGTGGAAATTGCCGAGCAGACATCTCCCGCGGATTTGCGTCTTACTATTCTCCAACCCGCGTCTGAGTTTTTAGCTGCTACATTGTTCATTGACGAAATCCATTCAGGTTGTCCAGAGTGAACTAACCTTTGATTAGTTAAAGCGTCCGACAACTCACCACAAGCTTGGTAAAAAGACTGACCACTTACATCAACAAGTTTATGACCCTGTTGTTCTAATTTTTGCGCTATTGAAGCAGTAGCATATTTATCATAAGCAATTTGAACAGGACGATACAGCATTGCCCATTTATGGATTGCTTCCGTCATTTTTAATTCGTCAATTGCCACATCTGAACTAAAGGTTTCCATGATTCCAACACCTATTTTGCCATCAACCATTTGAGCAGCTAGTAACGCACCTGCTCGTTTGCTTGGGCTAACATCAAAAGCGAGAATTGTCATTGCACCTACTGGCAGCAACAATTCCGAAACTGAACAAGCCTGAATTGAGCCAAATGTCCAAGGACTGCTTTGACTATCAATCCACATACAAAGCGTTTCAGTCATTGTGGCTTCAATTGTGTTTGTTGCAATGCTTTCCTCAATTGCGCTTTCCGTTACGGTATAACCAAGGGCAGGATTAGCCATTGCCCAGTATTTACGGTTGTGTATGTCAGACCTTGCTTGTATTGGTGCTGAATACTCCCAAAAGCCAAATGTAGGACTTGGATACTCTAAAGCCTTTTCCCTAAGCGTGTTAAGACTTTCGGAAAAATAATCGCCTGCGTTGCTGGTAAACAATGTTTGAGAATTTGGTCTTGCTCTTGTTGTTGGAACAGCTGCTTTAAACGCTTCGGGTGACACATCTCGTAATTCATCAATGTAAAGGAAATCGCAGGTCTTACCGCGACTGCCATCAGAGGTTGCTGCAACAATCTCATAGCGTGCGCCATTGAGTAAAGTAATTGATTCTTGTCCGTTGGCGTATCTAATCTGTCTAACTTGTTTTCTTAGAAAGTCATTATCCTCAATAGTGTTAGCAACTTGCCTAAATGTATCTAATGCCATGTTTCTATTAGAGGACATTGCCAAAATGTTCTTTTCCCCAAATAAGAACAGACCAGCCAAGATACGCATACGAGCAAGGTGCGTTTTTCCTGATTGGCGGCTAACAAGTACCAAATTACTCTTTTTGATGAACATGTTATTTTTATCAACGGTTAACATGTCACTTAACACATAATGCTGCCAAGGCAACAAAGGCATACCAATTTTTACAGCTAGTTCCGCAATTTCATCAACTCTGGACTTACCTTTTGCAGTTGGTGTTTGCAAACGCGGTTTTGTGCTACCCAACAGCTTCTTTTTCGTCGCCCCTCGTTGCGCTGGTTTGCGCTTGGCTTTCAAAGGTTTCTCTTGGCTACTCATGGCTTTTGAAAAGGTGACTCAGGCTTGGTGGCGACCGTCGCGGGGAGAGAACGGTCTGGAAAG